TACGATACAACCCGATGACCTGAACCCAAAAGCACATGGGTTCTTTTTGTCTCTTGGTCCATTTTGGACAAGAGTTGTTATTGATGATGGAGAATGGTAATTATGGAAAAAGATATGATCGCGTTTTGGCTTTGTTTGTGTTTGACGGTGATGACGTTAATTGGTTGCACTGCCTATTACAATTACAATCAGACGCAAGCAATTAGGGCTAATATTGAGGTTGCTCTCGGGAAAGGAATTGATCCTCTTTCTGTTCGCTGCGCATACTCGAACAGCCAAGACACTGTTTGCATAGCCTACGCTGCAAGAAAGTAATCCTTACGTATACCCCTACTGATGTAGGGGTCATTAATTTAGATGTTGACTTTTATTCCCTTTTAGGGTATAATAAGTTTATGATGATCTTTACTACTCCAGGTAAGTCCAAGAAACGTAAACAAACAGCAGCGCAGCGTGAGTTGCAAGCTGAGTGGGATCGTATGCTTGATAAGTATAAACCCAAGAAAGTTGTAGCACCTGCAACTGAGTATAAACAACCAAAACCTTACATCCGTGAAACAGCTAAGATTCCAAGTCTTAATTCTGCAGGCGGTAGTACTGCTCTAAAACCTTCTCCTGTTTACACTGGAGATAAACTCATGGGTATCGGGACTATGCACAAGTCCAATTCTGTACCAATTTTTTCAAACCAAGAAGCTAAGGAAATCGCTACAATGCGAAGAGGATAAAATGCACACATCTTATAATGAACTTGTTAATGCATCGACTTATGGTGACACCAATAAACTTGTTAGTTTATATCAGTCACTTGTTGTTGATAAAATGCGGCTTGATAAATTCTTCAGTATGTTTTTGGATAAGTTTTCCGACAAGATGGATCCAAAGGTCACTAACACCAACATCTGGAAACTTTACAATAAGAAAACCAAAGAGTATGCTGACTTGGAACAAGTCATTAAGGCAGCTGAGTATTACCTAAAGAAGAATCATGTTTAAAACATCCAACGAATTTTCTTTACACATTGAGCAGCTAGTTCAAGAACGCAGATTGAATCATATGGATGCTGTGTTGGAATATTGCAAAGATAACTATCTTGAACCTGCTGATGTTTCCAAGTTGATCAATAAGTCTCTTAAAGATAAGATTGAGATGAATTTTCGAGAAATGAATTACTTACCTAAACAGGCACAACTAGATGTCTAAGTACTTTTGGTTATTTGCTCCAATTGTTTTGGGTGCCATTATGTTGGGTGCTTTATTCTTCACTATGATCACTCAAGAAAATAGAACTGTTCGATATGATTGTTCAATTGCAGAATTTGCTCCTGATTTCCCACCACAAGTAAGAGAAGAATGTAGGAAGAAAAGAAGTGGACGGATTTAAAGCATACAAATATTACATTGCAATTAAGTTGCATTTCTCCAAGGATAACTTTGATGTTTTTAAAAATCGTGGGGCTGTTAAAGGTACTCGTGAAGCATTTAATGCTAGGAATGATAGATATATTTTCGAAAAGCTGGCTCGTAAATACCCAGTTGACAAAGACATTATCCAATACTTCGTCGCAAACTTTGCCTACGGTAGTGACTCTGTTGTCTATTCGCAAGATGATGCAGAATCAAACCTTATTGAGTGGACACGCAGAAAAGAATCAATCACAAAGATATTCTCTGATGATTGCAGCACTATCCTTATGGATGCTTACAAGAAAAAGCTCAAAGAAAGTTCTGTGAAAAACTTTACTTTTAATCAATATCCAAGTATACTTACACTGTACCTCGGAAAACAGATATCGTTAGAAACATTGAGAATCATAGATGACTTTGAACCTGTTATTGAAACGTGGAAGAGTAATTCTTCTATGATATTGTTATGGGAAAATGAGATCCGCAGAGTTGATAAATCTCGCGGTTTTGTAAAGTATGATTCGCAAAAAGTGCAATCAATCTATCAATCTTTTAAAGAGGAACTCGCAGAGTTGTAATATATGGGCAAGACCTATAAAAAGAATCCGTCAGATGACTATTCTGGTGGTAATTCAGGAAAACCAAAGAAGCATGTCAGTGGTAAAAAAACTGGTGGTATGCGAACGATAAATAGTTATGTTGAAGAAGATTATGATTTTGATGACGATAGCTTCAATGATGAGATCGAGATTCATGATGATATACAAATTCAACATACTAAAAATACACGTTAATACATTTAATACAAGGAAATACTAAAATGGATATTCAATCACTACGCAAAATGCGCAACTCTGACTTCGGTGCTATCACTAGCGCATTCGAAAAAGTTGCCAATCCCCAACAAGACTCTAAGTCTTATCAAGACAATCGTTTTTGGCGTCTCGAAGGCGACAAGGCAGGCAATGGTACTGCAACGATTCGTTTCCTCCCTCGAGTAGAAGGTGATGAACTCCCATGGGTTCGTATCTTCAGCCACGGATTCCAAGGTCCGACTGGCAAGTGGTATCTGGAAAACTCCCTGACCACTCTTGGTGAGAATGATCCAGTTAGCGATCTAAACACCAAACTGTGGAACTCTGGTTCTGAAGCAAACAAAGAAATTGTACGTAAGCAAAAGCGCAAGCTGGGATTTACTGCAAACATCTTGGTTGTATCTGATCCAAAGCATCCAGAGAATGAAGGTAAGGTATTCTTGTTCCGTTTCGGCAAGAAAGTCTTTGACAAGATCATGGACAAAGCACGTCCTACTTTCGAGGATGAAAAGCCTTTGAACGTATTTGATCTGTGGGAAGGTGCTAACTTCAAACTGCGTATGCGTAAGAAGGATGGCTACTCAAACTATGATGAGTCTGCATTCATGGAGCCATCTGCAGTATCTGATAATGAAGACACTCTGTTGAGCATCGTTAACTCTCAACACAAGTTGTCTGAGTTTCTTGATCGTAAAAACTTCAAGCCTTACGATGAACTTAAGAAGAAGTTGGATCAGGTATTGTCTGGAGATTCTTTCTCTGGAAAGTCCGCTGCAGAAATGGCAGAAGAAGAAGATCGTCCATCTGCGCCAGCGTTTGTACCAAAGGCATCAAAGCCTGCACCGCAAGCTAAGTCTGCTGATGCAGACGATGATGAAGACGTTATGTCTTACTTCAAGAAAATTGCCGCTGAGCAATAAAGAAAAGGGAGCTTCGGCTCCCTTTTTTAATAAGCGTATCTAGAGTTTACGTAGTTTGTTAAACTAGGATCCGTATTTCTAGTTGGCATTTTGGTCACTTGCGTAGTGTTGTTGTTAACGTTAGTGGTTGGAGCTACAACAGTATTAACAGATCCACCAGCAGGTTTCTGTGCAGCGCCAGCATTGTCAGCAGACTTATTGTATACTGCACCGCCAGCTTTTGATGGTTCAACTGCAGCTAGTTCTGTAGCTTTGGCGAGACCAAAGTCTACCTTACGCTTGTCTAAGAAGCCAAGTTTCTGATATGCGTCATCTTCTTTAACGATCTCAGCAACTTTATCAGCAGACCCACCTTCTTTTGCATTAGCTTTAATTTTGTTAAATGCACGCTTTGAAATTTCTCTTTCACCATCTGCTCCAGCAGCATCTCCAGTGAGAAATGATTTTCCAGTCTTAGGATCAAATTGAGCAAAGTTATCTGTGAAGGTTGATTTACCGTTTACAGTTTTTTCACCCACAGATAAAACGTTGGTTTTATCTTCGCCGTATCTAATACTACCATCTTTATTTTTGTAAGCAGTTTTACCACTTGTTACGATGTTTTGATTGAATGAATCTTTTTCACCACCAGCAGAAGATGATGATGACATCTCTTTATTCGATGCTACACGGTTTGTTCCTTGTTCTGGTCTGAATGGATAGAACGGACCAATAGAAACTTTCTTATTGATAACTGGGATAGTGAAACCGATCTCAGGAATACCAAAGTCTTCTAAGAATCCAAATACCTGCTCTTTAATCTTCTTAAAGAAATCTGCTACTGGAGCAAAGAACTCTTTAACTGGATTGATGATATACTCAGTGAACAGGTTACCGATATACTCAAAAGCACCAAGGATAGGTTCTTTGATGTACTTGTCGAATGACTCACCCAAGAATCCAATGAAATTCTTTATTGGTTCGATAACATACTCATCTACGAATCCACTTACGGCACCTACTATGTTCTTGATGGTATCTGCATCAAACAAGCCAAATGATAAGAATTCAAGGACACCGCCTAATCCAGCAATGATAACATCAGAGAATGAGCCACCTTCTATAAATGCATTCCATCCATCCATGATGCCGTTGATGATACCACCAATTAGCATGGCAGGAGCTAAGAACTTAGTTAAGAACTTTAATAACACAGCTGGATTGAATAGTGCTTTAAATGCAGTCATTAGAGACTTACCCAGCATGCCCATTATTCCACCTAGGAATCCTCCACCTGAACCTTCTTCCGCTCTTTTTTTCGTGGCAGCCAGGCTTTTGTCACGAGTATTTTCTTCAATACTACGCAGCAGTTCTGTTTGTTCGTTCATCAAACGAGAATTTTCAAGTTCGTTTTCAGATAAATCTGCTTCAGCGGCTAGCTTTTTAGTATTGGACTTGACTAGTGGACCTTCTTTTTCAGTTTCTTTACTAGGGCGAACTCGTGTATCTGATTTGATTAGTTGTTCAGCTAGTACACCACGTTCTTTGAATGCATCAGATCTTTTTATTTGAGTATCTTTGAATCCTAGCTCTTCATAACCTTTTATTACAGACTCATTCTTTCTCATCTTTCGTTGAGTATCCTGCTGCTCATCGAACTGACGTGCAAAAGTCTTTTCATCGCCAAAGGTAGTTCCCTTTGTTTCCATTCTCGCCTTGATATACTTTTGTTTTTCTTCACGACGATCTAGAGCATCAGAGAAAATCCCACCAGTACCACGTTTAACGATTCCTGTTTTATCTAAGAATCCACGAACAGAGAAAAAGTCTTTTAGCTGATCCTTGACACCTTCTACACGTTCACCAACACCACGGTATGTTCTTCTTCCCATTGCTTCACCAGTTATTGATTTAGCTTGATCTGCAGTCAATGCAGATTTTGGTGTTTTTGCCTTACCCGTTTCTGGTAGTGCTTTTGCTGTATTCTTTTTAATCCAGTCAGCCAGTTTGATAACGTTACTGTTTAGTTTACCTTTGTCCCCAAGAGTATCTTTTAAAGTTTTATCAATCTTTTTAAGATTGACATTCATCTCTTCATTCTGCTTGATCTCACTAGCAATAGAAGAATTGTTGCGGCTAGCATTTAATTTATATACATTATCTTGGTTGTTCAGCACCTCAAGTTTTTTTAAATGCTCTGCTTGCTTGACTGTTATGTTCTTCATTAGGTTTTACTCTCTAATCTTTGTTTTTCTTCTTCTAGGAATTGGATCAGCATAGCAATGTAAATTTCGCGCTCGAATGGCATCATGTCTTCGATATCAGCTAAAGAGTACTTGTGATATTGCATAAGTGCGAAATTTAGCTTGTAAAAATTATGAAGACTCTCGTGTCCGAGCGATATCAAAAAAAACTTTCAAGCCCTTCCATTGAAACTTCATGATGCTTGCCACAAACTGGGCAATTATATTCTACCATATGTGATAATTTCGGTAGCGTCTCAAAGAATGCTTGAACCCTTTTAAACTGTTCCGAAGATAGATTTTCAATAAAGTCTATCAACTCTTGTTTTGTTTGCTCTTTTGCATGGTACACTTCACTTGAATCGTAGATATAGTCAATGCATTCTAGCACAATGCTAAAGACAGATTCGACTTCTTGCTCTACGATGGCATCAATTGATTCTAGTTTCTTTAGAATGTCAATTGACGGATACTTCATAACGATTCCAACATCATCAAACAATGGAATTTTATTTGTGTGATTTTCGTTTATCGTTACAGCTAACTTGGTTAAGTCCACGTTAACCTTTACTTTAGCCAACTTATCTTTTTCGCCGTGGTCTTCATCGCACGACATAATAAGTTCTACGATTTCACCAACTGATCTTGCACGCAGCTGGGTAAAAATGTATTCAAGATCAAAGATAGCTAGTTTGTCTACTTCAATAGGATCCTTGACGCATGACTTGATTACAGACTTTAGCGTGTCTACCATTACCTTTGAATCTTCACTTTGTTGGGCAATCAGTAGTGCTTTTTCTTCCCTAACTACAAATGGTCTAAATCTAACATTTTGATTCGTGGAAGGAATTGTAAGGTTGTAAATGGGTGTGTTGTTTAATGGTAATGCCATAATGTTATTCTCCTTTAGCCATATTCTTGATCATTTTACTCAATTCAGATGTGCTACCTACAAAGATAGCGTTATTGTTTGTCACATTTTTTGCTGCTTCTGCCTTTGACGGAGCATCTAGCTTTTGTTTCTGCTGATGTATATCCAACAACTGCTGGTTGACATCAGCTAGTTGCTTCATCAAATTACCAACAACTTCAAATGCTCTTGGGTGCTCGCTTTGTTTAGCAACATCAAGAGCATAATTAAGAGCTTCTTGCCCCTTTATCAAAAGTTCATGTAGATTAGTTCTGGACTTATCATAATCAGATTCAATCTTGTCATTAACTTGCAATGATGTAGTTGCATCAATAACTAATGGAACCGTAGTTGTAGGTTCCAAATCAAACACCTCAGATAATCTATCATCAATTTTCATGTCAATCGTTTCTTGTGTTTCTAACTTGTGGATCTCCAGGATCTAAGTCAAAGGTTGTAGTTGTGGTTTGTCTCATCATTGGCATTGGTCTTGGTGCCACTGCAGGAGTATTTAGCCCCATTGGTTGTGGACTTTGCATCGGGCTTCCCATTGGAGAACTAGGCATAGCACCTCCACCAACAGCTGCGCCAGCCATCTTTTCTTGTCCGCGAGACCATGCGGCAATACCTAGAACTGCACCCATTGCCAAGTGGAATAATCCAGCACCTTGTAGTGTTAGTGGATTCCATTGGCTATTTACTTGACCAGAACTTAATGCTTGTAGTAAACTCCATAAAACTGGGAATACTGCCATGTCTAAGATACAGATTACCATGTATGTCCAACCCATAGCTGGACGCCACTTTTTAACCATCCAATCTTCTTGGGCGATTTTTAGTTCTTCTTGTTTGTTATTTTCCATTTTGTTTACCTTACCCGAAAAAGTCTTTTAATGAGCCCAAATTAGTATTTACAAAATTACCAAGACCTTGCAAATCTACTAATTGTTGGGAAATAAAGTCACCTGGATTCATAAATGTGTCCATATTAAATGGTATCTCCAACTCTGTTGTTAGTTGTGTGAATGGATCTGCTACACCTTGTAACGGACCTTCTTTTGTTAAATTTGCAGATGATACCAATTGAGACTGCCAATACTTGTAGTTCATAGAAACTTGAAGTTGCATAACTTCTTTTTGATCATACCCAATAGTTATTGGTGAGATTGTTTTTGGATATGCTTCAAATAACTTAACAATATACGTGGTGGTTTCACTAACGTCTTGAATACGTATTTCAATATCTGTAGTGTACTGATCATAATATTCAAATGTTCTGGTAGTTGGATTTTGAATACCATCAACCCATGTATCAAAGAATTTCTTTATGTACATATCTCTGTCTACATAAAAAGAAAGGGATACGTTATCATATAGCTTATCGTATGGCATTTCTCTAGTTTCACCAAATGTTCTAGATTGAAATGTAGAAATGTTAATTCCAGGTAGCTGCGCTGAGTTACAATATAGCAGCAGTTTGCGCACCTGGTTGCTAGAGTTTAATGTAGTTCCAAAGAATATATTAGGTGGTGTGAAATTTATGGAGTAATGGCTTGTCTTTGCCAGAGCTCCAGTTTTAACTTCTGATATAAATGATGATAGTGTTGTCATATTTTCCTACGTGAGTCTAACCATACTTGATCTTTTCCTGCCTTGACAAATCTCTCAACAGGCATCATCATAGCAGTTCCCCAATCATTTGCTTCGACTCGAACAAACGGAGATTGAACATGAGAATACAGATATTGCTTCACGCACGGTTTTGCTAAACCAAACTTTGCTATACCATCAATTAGCTGCCAAGAATAACGAAGTTTTGTTGTTTGATCCATCTTATCGTTGTTTCTAAACACCAATAAATTGTCCATTAGCTTTACTCTAAGCTGATATGGAAGGTAATGCATATTCAATCCAATAAACCCATCTTTGTTGGCTTTCCATGGGAATACCATTGGAAACCTATCATAGTATGGTAACGTGTCTTTTGTTTTAGGATCGTAGTAATATAAATATAAGTTACCTGGCAGCACCTTTGTACCAAGGGAGCTTAAATTGTTTTGTAGAATTTTATTTGGAGTTATGCGTTTTCCAGCCATAAGTGCAACTTGCTGGTTGAACCATGCAGAAGACTTACGGCGCATATTGTCCATGTCGTAATGGTGTTTTACGAACAGATCTTGTAGTGGTTTATTAGTGCTTGCCATTGTTTATTTATTTGATACCTAAGTGGTGTTCTGTTAGGATTGTAAACCCATATCCTCGGTCTTTAGCCCAGTTTTTAGCAGCTTCCCATTTAGCTTGGTTCTTTATATACGTAGCACTTTCCATTAGATATCTTTTGGTCTTTTTACCTGGAACTGGAGGGCGAGTCTGAGCATCTGGCTTGATCTCTATCAAATAGGTTTTTAACACACCGTTTTTGTCTTTTATTTGAATTTGAAAGTCTACGAAATAACGATGTATTTTGTTATCTAAAGGACATCTGTATGGAACGATGGTTTCCTCAGATTTCCACTTTATTACACTAGGATTATGGTCGCACCATGAGGCGAACTTAGTCTCCCAAGACGAACGCATAATTATGTTCGTTGGGTCGCCGCTATACTTTTGTGCATTTACAGGGATGTATCTTCTCTTGTGGAACATAAATAATAGTGATTGCAATTTACCAATAACTATTTAGGGTTAAAATGGATTTATTCTCCAATGCATTTGAATCATTATCGCTAGACCAATTCGGCTCACTAGGTGATCTTTCATCCACTTCAATGATTGGTGGAACTGCTGCAGGTTCTAATCCCAATCAACAAGAAGGCAGATTTTCAAGTCCTGTAGATAAAAAGTACAGTATTGATCAACTAACGTATCCTGAAGACTTGTTTTCATCTCGACAAATTTATGGTGGCAACTACGTTGTATTCTATGTAAACGTTCCTGAAGACTCGAAACTACTTAAAGATGAAAAACAAGAAACTGTAGATATTGGCGACTCTGAGCGTTTTCGAGCTAGAATAAATCAAGAAGGCTATGGTACTGCTGCTGCGCTGGGTGGGGGTTTTGCTGTCGGTGCATTGGGTGGTACTATTTTAAGTAATTTGGGTGGTAGTGGCAGCTCTTCTTCCACTTTGAAAGATGCTTTAATTGCTGGTGGTATAGGTTCCGCTGCAGCTGGAGTTGTTTCTGGTCAAGTCGGTGGTAAGATGAGTCGCCAGCAAAAACGTTTAAAGACTGCTATCGCCTTGCACGTACCAAACCAGTTAACGGCTAACTACAGTATGCAATGGGACGCTGAAGATACTGGATTATTTCAGGTTGGTGCTAAATTGGGTGAAGCTGGAGCCAAAGCTGTGGCAGAAATGTCTGTCAAACAACCCGCTAAAGATGCTGGTGGTGTAGTTGGAAGTGCACTAACAGGTGCTGCGCTTTCTTTACCTGGAGTTGGTGGCGCACTTTCTGCCATGTCTGGATTGGCATACAACCCAAAGAAAGAACAACTGTTTAAGGGTGTTGATTTTAGAACATTTACATTCGATTACCAATTTGCTCCACGTTCGTCAACCGAAGCTGCAAATATTATGCGAATTGTTGAGATGTTTAAGTTACACATGCATCCAGAATTTAAAGACCAGGATAGCTTTATTTACATCTACCCGTCTGAGTTTGATATTCACTACTACCATTTGATGAATGAAAATAAAGCTATATTCAAGCATACGTCTTGCGTATTGACTAACCTTTCTGTTAACTATACCCCAAATGCTAATTTTGCTACATTTGCAGACGGTTCTCCTACTCAGATAAACATTCAAATGACCTTCAAGGAACTAGCTATCTTGACTAAGAGTGAAATCGCTAAGGGATATTAATATATGTACTTCGAAGAATTTAATAAGATACCATACGATTTTCCAGCTAAAGTAGATGGAAGTAATGAGTTTATCTTTGTTAAAGACATAACAAAGAATGTTCGTTTTAGAAAAGACTTTTTACAGTCGCTATTGTTGTATGAAGACTATCGTATAATTGATGGAGAAACTCCAGAAATTATATCAGAAAAGCTATATGGAACTCCATACTACCATTGGGTTCTAATGCTTGCTAACTCTAAGTTTGATTATATACAAGACTTTCCACTTTCTGTTAACAAGTTAGATATAATGATAGAATCTAAGTATGGTGATAGAAAGCATGACATAAGTTACTTCACTAACACCCAAAGAAATAGAATACAAGGTAATCAGTTTATACTTGCTGAAAATGTTTATTTGGAAGAAGAAGGGCAGTACTTGATCAATAAGATTAAAATTGGTACTGTCATTAAAAAACAAACTAAAAATGGAATTTATACTGGCTATGTTAAAGAATTAGACGCAGAAAACTTAAGATTAGATGTTCTTTTGTCTACCAGTGGGTTTAAAACTGGTGAGTTAGTTCAAGCATATAATTATGTTGAAGATGCTGCAGGTGCTACTGTAGAAGAATATCTTGGAGAGTTTCGAGCAGAAGATGTACAATATCCATTGGATGTTTTATCTGTAACTAACTACGAGTATGAGATTTTACAAAATGAAAAGAAACGCATCTTAAAAGTTATACCAAAGATATACTTAGATCAGATAATTAGCGAATATTCAGACATGATGCAAATTTAATATGGCAGAAAATACACAAACATTAAGTTTTGCAGGTGATGTTACAGTTCAAAAATGTTCTGTTATATCATCTGCTGGAGTAGAGTTCTCTGTTAAAGGACAACTGATAGGTCTACAGATTTTCGAAGATTTATATTCTCCATTTATTAGTGGTACTGTAATTTTCAGAGATTCCTTAGACTTTGTTAATGCTTTACCATTCGTCGGACAAGAAACTCTCAGCCTTATTGTATATACTCCATCATTAGAACGCAATGGTGGAAAAATAGAAGGGCAATTTTATATTCATAAAATGAAGGATCGTGAATATGATGGTGACCGAAGTGTTGTATATGAAATGTCTTTTATATCCAAAGAATTCTTAAATGATGTAAACGTTAAAATGAGCCGTGGATATCAGGGAAAGGTTTCTGAGATTGCACGAGAGGTATTGACGGATAAATCTGCAGCATTCGATACTGTTAAGAAATTAAACATTGAAGAGAGTAAAAATAGTATAAAGTATGTTTCTAATTATTGGTCACCTGTACGAAATATGAATTATCTTGCAGATAGAGCATTGAATAAAACAGGATCTCCTTCTTATGTATTTTTTGAGAATCGCGATGGCTTTAACTTTGGTTCATTAGACTTATTGATGTCAAGTGATAATAAACCCGTTCAGAAATTTAATTATTCAAATTCAACTCGTAATATCTCTAATTCTGGTTCAGCCAATAGAGACTTCAATCATGATTATAAAAAGATATCTACATTTTCAGTCACTGATGGCTTTAATACCATGGAACGTTTACGTAATGGTATGATTGCTTCTAGATTGCATTCGTATGATTTAACGAGTAAACAAATAGACATCAGAAACTTTGATATATTCAACAACTTCAAAGAAAAGAAACACTTGAACGCATTTCCAACTGTTTCTACTAACCTGCCTGCATACTATACATCAAAGATGTTGCTTGTTCCAAAAAGCACTATGCAATTTACAGGGTTTGATGACGTATCCAATATAAAGTTTTTACAAAGAAGAATATCTGAATTAAATCAAGCGAATGACTTCAAGCTAACTATAACAGTTCCTGGTCGACTGGATTATACTGTTGGTCAAACTGTAGTTATTCAATCTTTTCAAGTAGAGCCTATTAAAGACAGAGATACGTTATCAGAAATATCAGATAAGATTTTCTCTGGGCGTTATCTGGTCTCGGCAATCAATCACTTTATCACACAAAAGTCTCATGAATGCACAATTGAGCTTATAAAGGATTCATATATTAAAGACGTTTTTAAGGGTGGTAACTAATGTTATATACTGGTGTTGTTGAAAATAGAAATGATCCACTGAAACTTGGTCGTTGCCAAGTTAGAGTATTAGGTCTTCACACAGATGATAAAAGTATTCTTCCAACGGAAGATTTACCATGGGCGCACCCGTTACAACCTATCACTTCTGCTGCCATGAATGGTATTGGGCAATCTCCACTAGGAGTTGTTCCTGGTACTTGGGTTGTGGTTATGTTTAGTGATGGAGAAGATCAGCAACAGCCTATCATCTTAGGTTCTCTTGGCGGAATTTACTTAACTAAAAATGCTACAATTGACGGTGGTGGTGGTGATATTGTTGTAGATGAAACACCAAGTAATGCAGTTAAAGATAGTTCTGGTAATGTAGTGACTGATGGTAGCGGTAAACCTATCACAACAACACCTAATCCTGAACCACCAACTCCATCCAACCAACCAAAACAAGAGCCAGTAACTGCCCAAAACGTAAATAGTAATGATTCTATTCCTACAAAGCCACCTGCAAATTCAGTGGCAAAAGGTTCTGAAGGTAAAGCAGAACAAGGTATCAAAGCACTAATCGCAGCATGTGATAAAGTAGGTTTATCTACGAGATATGCCAAAGCTGCATTGCTGGGTATTGCTGGTGGAGAATCTACTTGGATTCCTCAAAAGGAAATGTACAACTATTCTCCAGATAGATTACGTCAGATCTTCAAAAGCGTTACTGATGCTGATGTTGAAAAATATAGCTACGCTCAACGTAAAGGTATGACCAGAGAAGAATTCTTTAAGTTTTTCTATGGACCAACCTTTAGAGGTAAGGGATTCCTTGGTAATTTAACTGATGAAGACGGTGGTAAGTTTTACGGTCGAGGTTTTATTCAGTTGACTGGTCGTGGAAACTATGAGCAATACAAAAAGCTAACTGGTATTGATATTGTTGGTAATCCAGATTTACTTGATACTGATTTAACAGGCAGTGCTATAATTGCAGCTACCTATCTAACCCGTAGAGTAAACTCTTGGCAGAAATTGATGTACGAAGAAGGATTCTATGGCGCTGCTAAGTCTGCTGTTGGATTTAACTCACCAGACATTGCAGCCAAGAAAAAGGCATACTACGAATACTTCATGAATGGATTGAAGTCTGTAGACACGACAAATAAAGAGGCATCAGCTGGGGATGAACCACCATCTCAACAAGCCATCGAAGCGGCACCACCAGAAAAGCGTGCTGCACTTAAAGAAGATAGATCTCAAAATAAGGTTAAAGGATTTACTGATCCTGATGGAAAGTATCCACTTAGAGACTATGCCAATGAAGCAGATACCAATAGACTATCACGTGGTGTTTTAGAAGGCACATGCTTTGAGTTTAAAGACCAAACTTTGATTAAGGACGTGCCATTAGCCAATGGCGGGACTTGGTCACAACCACAATCAGCTTACTCAGCAGTTTATCCATACAATAAAGTTATGGAAACTGAGTCTGGTCATATCATGGAGTTTGATGACAGCCCTGCAGCTGAGCGCATTCATATGTACCATAGAAAGGGTACGTTCTTTGAGATTGATCCAAATGGTTCTCGTGTCACTCACATAGTAGGTGATGATTACCATATATGCGATCGTAACGGAAATATCTACTTTGGTGGTAACGTCAACATAACTGCTGGAACTGGTGCTAAGATATTGGTTCGTGGTGATGCTGAGATACAAGTAGAAGGTAAGACAAATGCAGTATTTCAAAATGACGTAACTATTGGTGCTGCCAACGATGTTAAAATTGCAGTGGCAAATGACTTGCAAATTAAAGTTGGCGGAGAATTTACATTAGATGTTGGAAAGAATGCATCTATTTTAACTGCCGCAGATCTAACATTACAGACTGAAGGTGACACGAACATAGTTACTACTGGTGATAACTTATTTGCTTCTGAAGGAGACACTAATATTGCCGCATCTGGAGACGCTATTGTGTTTGCTGATGGAGATACTGGAATTGGTGCTTCTGGTGACATAACTATCAAAGCTGGTGGAGATGCTGGATTAGGTGGTGGTGGCAGCGTTGATGTTTCAGCTGGCGGTGTTGTTAGTATTGACGGTTCGTTAGTTGATCTAGGTAATGGAGCATCAGTTGGAGATGTCGAGAAAGCAGAATCACCAGAAGCAATTGAAGCATTAGAGTTGACTCCACCTGAAAAGGCAGAACCAGGTGGTAGTGCCATGGAAAACTTGGAACCGCCTGCGCGAGTTGGACAACCTTCTACAAAGTTTGAAACACCAGATGAATGGAACAGTGAAGAAGGTAAAGCGCAATCAGGTGATATCAGTTCAAATCCGCAAGCTGCAAACCCAGCAAATGCTCCATCTTCTAGCGCTAATGAAGAGTTGGCTCAACCAGCGCCAGGCAATAATGTACAGGGTACAGATGTTAATCGAGAAACTTATAAGAATGCTGACCCTAAAGCGTTCACTAGAGATTATAAACTGTCTAAGAACTTTACAATTGGTCACTTGATGAGTGCTCAAACTATCTTGCGTGATGCTGAATTGCCACCAGGTAAAGGTGACTCTTTCTCTGGTTATAAGCTGTTTACTCAAGCGGATCTTGTTGCGAACATGGCTGACTTGGCACAGAACATCTGTGAACCTATCTGGGATATTCTTGGACCACCAGCTGGTGTGCATAGAGTTTCTAGTAAAACTGGTCGTTGGGTTATCACATCAGGTTTGCGTAATGCAGGAAACGTTAAACAATCTGGCGATACTTCTGACCACAACAAAGGTCGTGCGCTAGACTTCCAACTTTGGCCAGGTGGTCGTTACCTAGAAACATTGGATCTGGCAGCTCAATTAGAAAAGATCTTACCTTATCATCAAATGATTCTGGAATACAGAGACCCATCCGCATCTAAGGGAGCATGGCAAAACTGGATTCACATTGCGTACAAGCAAGGCGGATTGAAACAGGCATTTACGATGTACAACGATAAGACTGTAAATGCGCAAGGAACACCTACTCCTGGAGCACGTGGATTCTTCTTATTTGGTCCTAAGTAATGACTGAACTTGTATTTAATTCTAGCGTTGATATTTCTGATGGCGATGATATCGAATTACAAGTCCCTGACGTATCTAGTGGTGGACAAGTCAAAGTAACATACTCAGAACATGTTGGATTTCCAAGTGGAATTCCAGGAGATAGATATCTGACATTTTCTGAAGATGGTCTTTCATTGCCAGCTAATCTGATACCATCTGTATATCAGGGAACTACATTTTCTATTAAGATAACATTTAGTGTTTTAGATGAGTTACTATCAACAGAAGAAGTTCCTGTATACATTTCTCCTACCTTAGTCACATGCACCACAAATACACAAGCCTTTGGTATTATTGCTCAAAGCAGTTCAGTTAGTTCTATGGTTTTGTCTGGAACTGCAGTTCGTTTATTTGAAGATGAATTTTATACATACTTAACTAGACCTAATGAAACTGTAACTTTATCTGCGATAAATAATACTGAAGTTGCAGAATTCTACTCAGTTGTTAACTATCAAGAACCTGCTTCAAAAGAAACATCTAGAACTTACAGTTTTAACGTTAATTATACAGATTCTTCTGGTATTCCAAAAACTGCAACTAAAAATATACAACAGTACTTCTACTGGAACTACGCAATTTCAATGGCTAATTTCTCAGTCGAAGTAGATAAAGGGGTTAAATAATGCCAGCAGTAGCAAGATCTAGTGGTAGTGATAAAGTTATGTCTCCAGACGGTACTGGTAAAAAATGTAGATTTCCTGTTAAAACATCAACAGGTGCACCAGGACAAAGTAAAGTTCGTGTGCAAGGCATATTTGTTGTAGTTAATGGAGATACTGTAGCACCACATTTGAAATCAGGATGTAGCCCTGATACATCTACTTTGGGTGGTGGCTCTTCTAAAGTTCATGCTAATGGAAGACCAGTAGCTAGAATTGGCGATAGTTATGGTGATAATATAATAACCTCAGGCAGCACTAAAGTAATGGCAGCATAATGGCTACTAAACAAGCAATATTTTCAGATTTAGATCTAAACTTCACGAGACATCCAATAACAGATGATGTCTCGAGAAAAACCGATGCCGCAGCAGTTAATCAGTCACTTAGAAATTTAATTCTTACTGCTAATTATGAAAGACCGTTTAATAGTAATATTGGTTCTCCAATACGTGCTCTGATGTTCGAGCCATATTCACCTATGCTTAGAGTATTACTTAAGACTGTCGTTGAGCAAACTGTTGAAAACTTTGAACCAAGAATTTCTTTGCAGGATGTTATCATCTCCCCAAATGAAAGTAATAATTCCTTAGAGATAAACATCTATTACTACATACTTAACTCAACGAGTCTACAGTCATTCCAGATGACACTAGAAAGAACACGATAATGGCAGAAACAAATAAAAAGATTAAGGTAGATGAATTAAGCTACGATGGTATAAGAACTAACCTTAAGAGTTTCTTGAGTGCTCAAGAAACATTCAAAGATTATAATTTTGACGGTTCTGGTCTTTCTGTTTTGGTTGATCTGTTAGCATATAACACGCATTACAATGCATTATATACTAACATGGCATTGAATGAGATGTTTTTAGATTCTGCCAGCAAAAGAGAAAGTATTCTATCAATAGCTAAAATGCTAGGATATACTCCACGTTCTGCACGCAGTTCAAAGGCAAATGTTACATTGACAGTTTCTGGTTTAGTACTAGATCCGCAATTAGCAACATTGCCAGCAAGAAGTGTATTTACAGCAAACGCAACTGATGGAAGTAGTTATTACTTTTCAAATAAAGACGAAATGACTGTACCATTGTCAAATGGTGTTTATACATTTGATAGTTTTGACATTATGGAAGGTATATACCAAACTGAACAATACGTATATCAAGTCGGTACGAAATTCATCTTAAATAATTCGCCATGTGATACATCTTCATTAGAAGTTTATGTTCACCCATCAATAGCTTCAGCTGAATCTTCTTTATATTCTCTGGCTGACGATGTTATTGCATTAACACCTGAGAGTAATGTATACTTCATAAAAGAAATTGAGGACGGAAATTACCAAATTGAATTTGGTGATGGTATTGTAGGTAAAGCATTAAGTGTTGGTAATTATGTGCGTATTGTTTATAGAACATCTTCTGGTACTGATGCCAATGGTTCCAAGACATTTAAATTAGATGGTTCACTATTCTCTAATGGTACAGTAACTTTAACTACTAATAGTATTGCTATGGGTGGTGAGGATGCAGAAGAATTACCTAGCATTAAATTTAATGCCCCTCGTCATTTTTCTACTCAGAATAGAGCAGTTACAGAAACTGATTATAAAAATCTTATCTTTAAGAATTTCGGTAACGTTAAATCTATACAAGTCTGGGGTGGAGAAGATAATGTACCACAACAGTATGGTAAAGTTTTTATCTCAATCCAACCAAAGACTAAAGATTATCTAAATGACAATGAAAAAGATTTCATCAAGAATGTTATACTAAAGCCAAAGTCTATAGTAACAACATTTGCTGAGATTGTAGATCCAATATATTTGAACATTATACTTGAATCAACCGTTTATTATAATCCAAAATCTACTTCTAAGTCAGCATCTTCTATAAGTGGTTATGTAGCAGAGGTTCTTAATAATTATAGCGAAACTGAGCTGATGAAGTTTGATAGTGTTTTCAGACACTCAAAGGTTGTTCGTTTGATAGATTCTGCAGATCAGTCTATACAAAATAACGTAACTAACGTTTCATTATCTAGAGAGCTGTATCCTAAATTTAATATAACAGCGCAATATAAAGTAGATATTGGTAATCCTATTTACTATACTGGTGAAAAAGAATCTGCGTTTGTTTCTACTGGGTTTTATATCCAAGGTAGTGACTTAGTTCACTATCTGAAAGACAATGGCGATGGAATAGTTTACATGTATTATATTAGTTCTGGCGAAGAAATTATCGTAAAGTCTAATATAGGTACAGTTGACTATACCAAAGGCATAGTTTCTATAGAAGGGTTAAATATAATAGCACTTGCTTCAGATAATTTTATGTTTTACTTTAAGCCATCTTCTTATGACGTTGTTGCGCTAAGAGATCAAGTTATTCGAATTCAACAAAGTGAGACGAAAATTATAACTGTTATCGATCCTATCTCTTCAGGTAGTGCTCGTGGTGGCTCTGCGTACGTATTTACTCCAAATAGAAAATGATAAAGAATAAATTATCAGATCTTATCTCTACACAACTCCCTGATCATATCAGGGAGAGTTATCCAACATTTGTAGAATTCCTTAAAGCATACTATAAGTTTTTAGAAGATGAACAAAAAGTTTATAGAAACTTAGAGAGTATTAGAGATGTTGATGATGATATACATAAAAGTTTAGATGTTTTTATAGATCGTCTAAAGAAAGAATTCGCAGTCGATTTTCCAGAATTTTCTAAAACTCCTCAGTTTTTAAAAAATACACCACACATTTCTGTTGCTCATGGAAGTGAAGAATCTTATAAATTTCTTTTTAGACAGATGTTCCAAAAAGAAGTTGATATTCGTTATCCAAGAGAACAACTATTAACTATCTCAGATTCTAAGTGGGTTCAAGATTTTTCCATTTTCGTCAAGCTAACTTCTGGTGATATAGCATCATTACAGAATAGTACAGTATTCTTAAACACTAAAGTTAATGGTATTTCAACTAAAAATAGAATCTATGTTAAACGTGTAGAAAGTTCTTTAACATCTGAGTCCATCTATGAATTGTTTATCAATAAAGACGTTTATGGTAAAGTATTATTCGGCGATACC